CAAAGGCATTGATACTACAGTTTCCACAGATTCGACGACCGGTCGGGTCATCGATACCTATGCGTAAGGAGAAGGCATGAGACTGCTAGTCGTAGCTTTATTAGTTGTATTAACAGGATGTGCCACCAGCAAGGGCAATGAACGTGCCGCCCAGCATGGTGCTGACCAGATCAGGATGATAGCCGTGCAACGAGAGGCCAGAGTGCAAGAAGCCCAGGCACAAGCGGAGATGAACGCGGCACTGGTTGAGGCGCTCGCTAGAGTCGCTGAAGCCAATCCAGAGCAAGCCTCCTCAGTCAGTGTGGCCTTGGCTGTAATCGGCGTCAGAGGCGCTTCTGCGGAGCCTCAGCAAGCCCCAACAGTAGCCCTACAGCAACAGCAGAACACAGCACTGGAGTGGACTAAGGCTTTGGCTCCGACAGTGGGAAATTTGGTAAGCGGTCTGGGTGTGGCGGCAATCAATGCCAACGTCCAAAAGAACGCTTCAGACAACAACAGAGATGTAATGCTGGGGGATCAACAACAAAATGCGCGGATTGTGGAAGCAGTGGCAAACCTGGGTACAAGTGCGGTTAATAACGCTGGGCTTTCGGTGGGTGGTTCTTACTACGACATGGAAGATTCAGCGAGTGTTGATAACTCGACAACTTCGTCAATGGATACGATCACAACGACTACTAATGAAACATCGCTTGATACGGGTGACGCCTACGATGCCTCGGAAGACGGATTCATAGTCAACGGTAACTACGACTATCAGTTCCTTGATGACGGGGCGACTGTCACCTATGGCGGTGAACAAACAAACCTCGGCTCTATCGTTGAATACTTGCAGGGATTGGGTCAGCCCTATTCATTAACACTGGATGGCGAAGTATATTCCGCCAGCTCAGAAGGTGAAGGCGAGACTGTGACTATTAACTGTAGTGCGCCCATGTTTTCACCAAAACCACCTGAATGTTCATAGTTTAATAGGAGACCATCATGCCAGTAGAAACATTTGATTACGTTGACTCGCTTGACCCCAATAACCCACAGCCATTTGACTCAGTGTCTAGTGGAGATGATCATATTCGGGGACTCAAAAGCACTATTAAGTCTACTTTCCCAAATATTACTGGGCCGGTGACTGTTACTCAGGATGAGCTAAATTCTCTATCTGGAATAGCAAGCCGCAGTAACGGCATTTTTGCATCGTTAAAGGTTCAGCCAGGCACTGGCAACATTATGTACGGGCAAAATATTAGTAGCGTTAGTTTTGAAAACCCAGCTTCTTGCAGAGTGGATTTTACTCAGCCAACTGATGGGTTTGATAATCATTATGCGGTGTTGCTTCAATCCTACGCCGACATTACTAACAATGGCTATAACCCGTGCTTTGCGACCATAACAGAGCAATACTCGACTTATGTCAGGCTGACATTTACGGCTGTAACCGGCCCTAACAGTTTTGGCGCGCCGTCTCAAAGCCCTGGCTTTTCCTTGCTTATGGTTGACATGATTCAGACGGAAGCCAACGCGAATCAATAAGGGGCTAAAAATGGCACTGAAGCAATTAGGAACCTGGGACACTCAGACCGCTACATGGGATGAGATGACGTCGAATTATGATTCTACGGTTTCTGTCACAACCAAAAACTATAGCCTGGCAAAGCCGGTTGTCGGTGGCTCCGAAAATGAGTGGGGCGGGATTCTTAACAGGGACATTGATGCAATTGACGCTCTGTTAGGTGGAGACGCTCCCGTTCGGGGTATTAACATCGAGACCGGCACGATAAATGCCAGTGCCATTGTCGGATCTATTGATGGCGTAGTTATTGGCTCTGGCGCGGAGATTAACGGGTCAATTGGCAGTCTGTCGGGCGGGTCAATTGCTGATACCGCTATTTCTGCTGTTACGTTTATTTGCGAAGAGGCGCCAAAGGATACTCAATATCGCGTCATTGCAAACTCCTCTGTGGCGATTGAGGGCAGGAAAGGCGGCTTGCAATTGCTAGAGTCCGTTAGTGACACCCAAAACGTTAATTTTGTAATGACAAAAGGCCAGAACGTTACGTTGGTTGTTAAGGTGGGGACGGGACAAACCCCTGCGTTTAATTGGTCTGCCCAGAATGCGCAGATGTTTTGGTCGGGTGGAGATCCAGAGCTGTCTGAGGGATACAATCTTATTCACCTGGTTTGCGTTGAATTGAGTGTTGGGCCGGCAGTAATAGGAAGCCTCAAATAATGCACGGCAGTCGCTTTAAGTACATAAGCCTCGATTTACCGATGGGGCTCCGCTGGCACGGTACTGATTATCAGGGCCGCAATCGCTGGCGGAGTGCCAGCCTCATGCGCTGGGATAACGGGGCCATGTTGCCAGTGGGCGGCTGGACAAAGTATTCAGATGTTAGCACTGGTGAGCAGGCCCAATTTCCTGAAACTGGATCGGTAAAGGCGGCTCACAGCTGGTTTGCCAACGCATCTGCGGGTGATGGCGGGGCTTCCTATTTCCTGGCCGGCGCCACTCACAGTAACGTTTACATTATGAATGGCCTGGGTGAAATTACAGACACCACTCCGGCGGGGCTTACAGTCGGCTCTGAGACCTCCTACAACAACCGTGGGTATGGTGGCGGTTTGTATAGCGATGGCCTGTATGGCACTTCTAGGCCGGCAGAAGGGGCATCTAAGGTGCCTGCCACCACCTGGGCGCTAGATAACTATGGCGAGTGGCTTTTGGCGGTCAATACAACTGACAGATCGATATACAAATGGGCGCCTGGCAATCAAGTAATGACGGAGCTATCTGGCGCCCCGTCATGCTTATCAATGGTCACAACGGAAGAGCGATTTGTTTTTGCTTTGGCGGCTGAAGATTCAACCGGTGTCATAAATGTGCGGCGGGTCGCCTGGTGTGACCGCGAAGATCCAGAAACATGGGATGCTACAGCGACAAACGAGGCCGGCGGCTTTGAGCTTCAGACAGACGGCGCCATACGGTGTGGCGTAAGGGTCAGGGGCCGGACGCTAATTATTACAACTACAGACGCCCACATTGCGCAATATTCAGGCCCGCCATTAGTTTATGGCTTTCAGCGTGTTGGCAAAAACTGCGGCGTGATTAGTGATAGAGCGGTAGCCACCACGGGTGAGGGCGCGTTTTGGATGGGCCTAAACGACTTTTATTTTTACGATGGATCTGTCGTAAGAGAGCTACCTTGCGATGTTCACGATTACGTTTATCGGTTTATCAACCGGTCTTATATTGATAATACGTATGCAGTAGCCAACGCAAAAAATAATGAAATTTGGTGGTTTTATACGTCTACCGCATCGCAATCAATTCAAACGGATGATGGTGGGTTGATTGCTTACAACGACCGTTATGTGTCTTATGACTACAAGCAAAATATTTGGTCGTTTGGTGAGATCAGCAGGATGTCAGGTGTTGATTCTGGCGTGTTTGATGATCCCGTCTGGATTGATGAAGAAAATAAGGTTTGGCGCCATGAGCTTTATGCCCAAAAGCATGAGGGATCATTGCCGTGGGCCGAAACTGGTCCGGTTGTTATGGGTTACGGGGATCAGGTAATCAACGCCACGCAAGTGTTAACTGATGCAGTTCCTGACCGCCGAATAAATCTTGAGTTTAAAACTCGCTTTGAGCCCCAAGGCGAGGAATTCGTTTATGGGCCTTATGACTTGGCGCCAAAGGTAGACGTGCGCTTTTCTGGTCGCCAGATGCGGATGAAAATAAGCGCCATTGAGGATTTAGAGCCAACCGAAAACCATGATTTCCGCGTTGGTGACTTTAGGGTTCTGGTTGACGGGATGGGAAGGCGATGAGTTCAGACAGAAAAGAGTTTTTCGGAAAAATTCCTGAGCCACCACCGCCGTATTCCGGCGACGTAAAGCTGTGGGCTGAGGATATAGATAACTATCTACGACGGCGATTTCAGGCCATTGAAGAGCGGCTTTCTAATCTTGAAGAGTTTACAAAATCAAGGTTGAACAGTGGAAGCAATTGACCTTCACAAAGAAGTGTTGAGAGTGCGTCCATTCCTGGAGCCGGCGCTGGCCTACGGTGGCAACACTCATGATTACGTTCATATTGTTCAGGGCGTGATTAAAGGTGACTTGTTACTTTGGCCAACTGAGAATTCGGCGCTTGTTACCGAATTTCACAACTTCCCGAATAAGCGGATGTTGCACATATTTTTAGCGGGCGGCGACCTGTCAGAAATTAAACAATTGCACGATGACATAGTAAGATTCGCTAAAGAGGTTGGCTGTGCGGGTCTTTCGCTAACGGGCCGTCCAGGATGGATAAAAGCGTTATCTGACCTGGGCTTTGGCGACAAAGGATTACGATACGTAACAAAGGAGTTTGACCAATGAGCGGCGGAAAGGGCGGCGAGACAACAACCGAAATCCCACCAGAGTTTAAAGAGAGAATTTTAGGGGCTTATGACCGTGGCGAGAAACTAGCCACTACAGCGCCGTTGACATACACAGGCATTACCCAGGCGGCGCCGAGTGAGGCAACCCAATCATCCTGGAATCAGACAAATGACATGGCCAACCTTTTAGGGCTGGGCATGGCGTCTGGCAAGCCTACCGACGGATTGCCTGGAGAACAAAGGTTGCGTGACCAGCAGGGCATCAAGGGCTATGACGCCCATTGGGGTCATGTTGGCGAGGTCCAGAGACAAAATAAGCTCTATCCCGAAAAGGTTGCGGCACTGAATAGCCTGATTCCTGGGTTGCTAGACATGCCGAGTAATCATTCATCCGCGCAAACGGGCGGGACAAATACCGGTGTCACCCCTCAATATAATTACGATCAAATTATGGAGATCGTGCGCCGTGGGGGGATCAACGTATGATTGCTTATAACGGTGGGTATCAGCCTTCTGGCGGCAAAGGCGGCGCAAGTACGCAACAGCCCCAGGTTTACAACACTGCCCCAGGAGTGACCGGTGGCGGCACCCCAGGCAAGGGTGGTTTAGGCAACAGCCCTGGCATGACCCCGACTAGCGACGCTATAGGGTCAACTTTGCCGCCTACCGCTCAACCGGCTGTTTTACAGGAGGCGCCGACCGCCAACACAATGGGGCCGAATGCGTTTGAGATGGGTCTTAATGCGCAGAACAACTCAATGGATTGGATGCGTAACGCCATGAATTATCAGGCGCCCCAGCTTGGCGGGTATTACGGCGCCCAGGGTAGCGGCTACCAGGCCCAAATGGCTAACGCGCCAGGCCAGGATTTGTATAACTATGATCCGTCTCTAGGAACGGCCCAATCGTATAACGCGGCGCAATTGTCTGATCAGGACATTAATCAGTATATGAACCCCTACACTCAGAACGTCATCGATTCTACGATGGGTGATCTGGATAGGGCTCGCCAGAATGCCCTGAACAATACAGGCGCCGCGGCGTCCAGGGGCGGCGCATTTGGTGGCGACCGTCACGGGATCATGGAAGCCCAGAACAATAATGATTACATGCAGAACGTCGCCAGGACCAGCTCACAATTGCGTAACCAGGGCTTTCAGAACGCCCAGAACGCGGCTATGGGTGATGTGGCTTCACAAAATCAAGCTCGGAGCTCAAATGCTCAGATGGCGCAACAAACTGATCTGACAAACGCCGCGGCTCAGAACGCCAGAGATCGGTTCCTGGCCCAGACGGCCAACTCAAATTACATGACTACTGAGATGGCCAACGCCGCCGCGCAAAATGCGGCTGGGGCTGTTAACGCCCAGCTCGCCCAGGCTAATAACCAGTTCAACGCTGGTCAAAATATGCGCCAGGACCAGTTTAACGCCAACCAAATGAATCAGGCGTTTAACAATCAGATGTCAGCGGCTCAAGGGCTTTACGGCATGGGTCAAGACCGCTGGAACATGGGCCAGAACGCGCTGAATCAGATGAGTGATGTTGGCGGTCAGATTGATGATCTCAATCAGAACCTAATCAACCAACAGATCCAGATGTTCATGAATCAGCAGGGCGCGCCACAAGCTCAGTTCCAGAACATGCTGGGGCCGCTGTCAGCGCTCTCTGGTGGCGGTACACAGTCTTATAACCCTGGAAAGATGGATTATCTAGGCATGGGGACGCAACTCGGTGCCGCGGCTCTCATGGGCTCTGACGCGAGATTGAAAGAGAACGTTAAGAAAGTAGCCACGATCAACAAAATCAATCTTTACACATGGGATTGGAATGAGGAAGGCCAAAAGGCGTTCCCAGGTCAAAGGCCGTTCGGCGTCCTGGCACAGGAAGTTCGCGAAACGCGTCCCGATGCAGTGATTGAAAATGATGACGGCTGGCTGATGGTTGATTACGCCAAGCTTCCCGAAGTGGCCAAAACCGTGATGATGAGGGCATAGAAATGGGCCTGATGGACATAATCCAGCAATTGATGGACCCTAACCAGGGCAAGACGCCCCCAGGGGCAACTCCGCCGTACATGCCGACTAACGCGGGCGCTCAAACGCCTGGACCCGCTCCGGCGGGCGACCTTAGTGCAATGTCGCCCATGCGGCCAGGCATTGTAAGGCCACAGGGCAACGTCCAGCCCAACATGGGGCCACCAGGACAGCCAGCAGGCCCAATTGAGCAGGCCGGCCCCCCAAAGCATTTGTTGGGCGATTTGGGCGTTGGTCCTGATGCCCAGCCAGGGCCACCCAGGAGCCAGCTCCAGGAGAATGGCGTGGGGGAAATACTCCCCAATCAGATTAGCGTTCCTGACAGAGAGAAGGCTGAAACGTGGGCTAGCGTTCCTTGGTACAAAGACAAAGACCGCTTAGGAATGATGTTGGCCGCGGCCAGTAACGGTTTTGGCAACATGACCTTACGCGGCAACTCCGGTTTGCGCGGCGTGAATGACATGCTGATGAAAACCGGCATGGAAAAGATTGAAGAAAATAAGACGATGAAATATCTGGCTGAGAATAATCCAGAGATGTTTCGCGTTATGACCAAGCTCCCTCCAGGCCAGCGCGGCGATTATATGAAGCTTGCGATGCAGTCTAAATTTGCAGATTCTAAAGAGTCTGCTTTTGCTGAAAAAGTACGAATGACTATGCAAGCAAATCCTGGAATGAGTCAGTCAGAAGCAATTGAGTCTGTTAATTCATCTGGCGGCACCAATATTAATATGGATATGGGCGGTGGCGCTAAACCCTTTGAGGCAAAGCTAGGAGAAAAAGCGGCTGATTGGATTGGTGGCAGGCGCATCATTTCCGGCCAAAACAGAGCGGAAGCCTCAAGGGTAGTTAATAAGCTACAGGAAGCCGTCGCCAATGGGGAGACTATCACAGGCGATCTTATTTCTTACTTCCCCGAAACTGCAAGAAATCTATTCGGCGCAGAGGGCTTGGAATTGCAACAAGACGTTGAGCGCGTTGTTCAGCAAAGTTTAAAAGAGACCTTGGGCGCTCAATTTGCCCAGAAAGAGGCAGAGCAGTTATTTGCCAGGACGTGGAACCCTAAAGCCTCTCCTGAAGTTAATTTGCGAAGAGTGCAAAGGTTGCTTCAAGAGCTTGATGATTATGCCGTGAACATGGATGCCATCGCTTCAGGAATGATTGATAGCGGCGGTAACATTATGGGATACCTCAAAGACAATCCTGAGCTAGCAAACGCGTATACAGCGAATTCAATTTATCAAATTCAATATGAAGATCCTTACGAGGTGACGCTAGATGGCGATGGCTGGGGGATTAAACCTGATGCCTGAGACAGTCGTTACAGGGCCAGACGGCCGCGAATACACGGTGATCCATCCACCAGGCGCATCTCAATCCGAGATTATTGCTTACGCAAAGAAAAATAGCGCGAGCCTCCCAGCGGCGAAGCCTAAAGGCGTAGTTGATTCAATAGTGGGGGGAGTAAAGCAGGGAAACAGGCCAATCCAAGAAACGCTTGATACAATTGGCTCTGGTGTTGCGGGAAGCCTCGCTGGGCTTGCCAGGGGACTTTATGGCTCTGTTACTGGCGAGGATTACGAAACTGCTACAGCGGCTCAGGATAAACTTGCTAGTGATTTAACGGTTGCGCCCAGGTCCGAAGCCGGCGAGGCGGTGGTGGGCAAGATTGGTGACCTTGCTGACAACAAGCTATTTAATTGGATGGGAGAGCTTTCAGAGTCCTGGGGCCAAGGCACCAACGATTACCTGGAAGAGACCCCCCTGGCTCCTGTGGCGCCCTTAGCGGGCATTCTGGCATCCCTTGGTCCTGATGTTGCGGCAGGTGCCGCTACCGCTGGCACGGGTAAAGTTGCCCTTGCAACCGGAAAAGCCGCTGTCAATGGTGGGAAACGGGTTTTAGACAACAGAAAGCCGATTGCGCCCACATTGTTATCAGAAATTAATTCAACCCCTAAAACTCCAGATAAGTCAGCCGGCGCCGCTGAGGTTGAGAGGGCTAGGCAGAATGTTGCGACGGCGCAAGACCTGGAAACACCCATTACGTTGACTCAGGGTCAGGCTACGCGCAACGCGGCGCAAATGACTGATGAATATAATTTGCCCCGTCAAAACCCCAAGATTGGTGATCCCTTGGCACGGCTTCAAGCCCAGCAACAGATGGACTTGCATGAAAACCTCGCAAAACAGGAATCACCGCGCGCCAATTGGATGCATCTCAATACTGATGAAGATTTAGGGCGAGGCGTTAAAGGATTCTTGGCGGATCGGGAAAAGGCCAATAAGAAAAAGACAGATGACCTTTACGCGGAAGCCAGAGAGCAGGGGGCAATGGATGTCCCGATCAGGGTTGACGGGTTAGATGACGCCTTTGACAAGCTAGAGGCTGGGTTTTACAACAAGGTGCAAAGCGGCGAATTCAACATGCTGAGGGATATGGCAGATGAAATTGGCGTTTCAGGCGGGCGTTTGGCCACCATTAACGATGTTGAGAAATTCCGCGTTCAGATAAATCGCGTCTTAAAAGACCCTTTAAATCCTAATCACAAAGCAATGGCTACGATTTTAAAAGAAGCCGTTGATGAGTCTCTGAATAACGTCCCTAAATCCGCCGCGGCATACAAGCGCGCCAGGGCGGCATACGCCAGGAATAAAACCGAGACTGATGGTAATGCCCTGGTTACTCAAATAACGGGCAAGAAAGGCCGCACACAGTCGCCAGCAACTGCGGATGAAAAGGTTTACACCAAGATCAAAAACGCCCCCATTGAAGATGTTAAGCGCATGTTGCGAATGATGGCAAAGGTTCCCGATGGCGTGAATATGATTCACACCCTGGGCCAGCGGGTAATGATGGACCTGGTGGAGACATCGCAAAAAGCCGGCGGTGAATTTAATGCCCAGGCGTTTAAGCGGGAGCTAAACAAGCTCGACCGGTCTGGAAAACTTGAAGCCCTGTACGGGCCGAGGAAGGCGCAACAATTGCGTGACATTGCCGAGGTAGCAGAGACAGTTAACACACTTCCTTACGGAAACACGGCAAACATTTCTCAATCTGGAAACACGATTTTGAAAGGCGTTACGGAAATCATAGGTAAAGTTCCATTCATGCCGCTGGTGACTAGGCCGATCAGGGCCACTGGTGATCTTTACCAGGGTAGGGCAGACAGCGACTTTTTGAAAAAGAAAGTAGACAAGTCGCTAGATATAGAAGGATTACTGTCGTATGAATAAGCCAAAGCCGCTATCGGATACAGAGATCCGCAACGTTGTCAGGACAGCCATCGAAGAGGCCGTTGAATACGTTGAATCAAGTATCTCCCCCCAGCGCGAAAGGGCTATGCGCTACTACGAGGGCAAATGTGATATTGGCCATGAGCGCGGGCGGTCAAAGATTGTCTCAACAAAGATCAGAGACACCATTCGGCAGATAAAGCCCAGCCTCATGCGGGTATTTCTTCAGTCGGATAAGCCGGTGGAATTCCAGGGCACAAACCCAGCGCAAGCCCAGGCGGCTGAAAACGCCTCTGAATACTGTCAGATCGTATTCAATAAACAGGGTGGCTATAAGCTACTCCAGGATGTTTTTCACGATTCGCTAATTGCGAAAAACGGCATTGCCAAAATTTATTTTGATCCTGATGAAAAGCAGGAAATTGTTGAATACGCCAATCTGACGGATGAAGAGCTGGCAATGATTGCGAGCAATCCAGAGTTTGAGGTGTTAGAGCACGTAACCCAGCAAGTGCAAACGGGTGAAATGGTCGTTAGTTCGCATGACCTGAAGGTCGTGAAGACTATCCAAACCGGCGAGATCAAGCTGGAGTCTATCCCCCCAGAGCAATTCTTTGTTGATGCGTCTGCGAGCTGTATTGAAGACGCCTATATCACCGGTCAGCGCACAGAGAAAAGCATTGGTGAGCTGATTGAAATGGGTTTCAAGTGGGAAGAGCTTGAAGGGCTTGATAGCCTGGATGGCCAAGCCGACAACGAAGATTACGAGCGTAAACATTACGATGATGACCGCGACGGTGTAGACCCGTCTACCAGGCCGGTCATGGTCACAGAATGCTATATGAAGGTTGATGTAGAGGGCACCGGTATCCCCCAGCCT